CACAAACAAGCTAGGAGCGAAAATGAGCGACAAGCAGGAAACCATCGACATCCTCGTCATCAAGCAGGACGAGAAACCCATTCGCAAAACCATCCCCAACACACTCGAAGCGAAACAGCATGAGGTAGACGGCTACATCGAACCATTCGGACTCAAAAACGGGGCGACCATCTACTGCAACGAAGAAGGCAAACTCGGCAGGTGGACGCTCAACCGCGCAATCCGCGCCTACGACCTCGAAGACGGGGCTGATTCAAGAATCGTGGAAATGATGGCGGGCACGTTCTTCATCTCAGGATTCGACCCTGAAAGCGGAGAGGACACCAGTCTTACGGAGGAACAGTTCAACCACTGGGCCAAGCGGTTCCACTCGCCGGAAATCCTCGTGCAGAACGCCAATAATGAGCTGTTGGCCGTTCCTGTTCCCATCAAGTAGTTCGTAATTCTAGGGGATAGGAGCCAATCCTATCCCCTTAACTTTTTCAAGGAAAAGACGATGACCAAATACTTTACTTCTGACACTCACTTCGCCCACCCGTTCGTAGCCGCATTGCGGGGATATGCGAAGCCCGGGTTCACGTCGGACAACACCATCAAGCAACAGGCCAACGAAGCCCACATGCAGGTCAAGGACTGCGTCAACTGGTACCAGCATGACATTGACGTGACCGACCACATCAACGAAATCGTAGGGCCGAATGATGAACTCTACATTCTCGGGGACATATGCAGCGGAAGCGCGTGGAGTCTTCAACAGGCCATCATGCATGTCAAAAGCTTGCGCTGTCCTCGCAATAACCGGCATCTGATTCTCGGCAACCATGACGACGTGCTGTACGGGAAGAGCAAGGGCTTCAAGGAGCTGACCGAAGCGTTCGGTGAAATCGGGCGTATCGGCATGACGGACATCACGGACGGCGAAACCGTCATGCCCGTGTTTCTCTGCCACTTCCAATGGCGTGAGGACTTCGACGTACCGGCAGTGGATGGCATGGCCTCCAATTGGGCGAAGCCGGAGCTTCGACGTTATGCGATTCCTCAAGTGGGGAAGAACATGCGATTGCTGCACGGTCACACCCATGCGAACACTCCCCATGAGTTCAAGAACCGCAACGAAATCAACGTGGGATTGGACGCGTGGGGCATGCGCCCCGTATCCGAAGTGGAACTTGTTCGCATGTTTCAGCAGAACTGAATTGAAGAAAGGCTTAGAAAATGACCACTCTGACCATTCTTAGAGGATTGCCCGGCTCAGGAAAGAGCACTTGGGCGCGGAAGCATGTCGATTCGAATACGGTAATCGTCAGCTTGGACGGTTTGCGTGAAATGATGGCGGGAGGCCGTCAGACATGGCATGAGACCATGAACCCGCAACTGAACAGGATTCTCGTCCGTCAGGCGCATACCATCATCAGCGACCTGCTCGCCAAAGGTGTGAACGTCATCAGCGACTCCCAGCATGTCAACCCGCGTTTCTGCGTGGACGAGGTGCAGATTGCCGTCCGCCACAAGGCGCATGTTGAGACTTTCACATTCAACATGCCGTTGGACGTTCTGCTGGAACGCAACCAGACCCGTCCGGAAAACGACCGTGTGCCGGAGGAATATCTGCGCACCCAGTATGAGACTTGGCGTGAAAACCTTGACCATGAAAGCCGTTGGGTCAACATCCATGTAAGGAAGGTTGACGGAACCTACCATATGAATCCGTCCGGAGACCTCGCACTGGTGGACGTGGGATTGCTGTGGAACGACAAGACCCGTGTTCCCGACAATGCCGAGTTCGGTTATACCGCCGTACCAGCAAAGGGACGTGATTTGACCGGTGTCATCCAGTTGGATATGCCGCCGCTCAAAGACGGTAGGAAGTGGACTCTCGACCGTTACTTGAAGTGGTTGGAACAGGGCGCACATAAGACCAATGACGGGTTTGCCGACTTCTCCACGGATGGAAGGAACCTGCTCGAACTCATGCGAGATTCCGACAACGTAAACGTCCGCCCGGTCAAGGGCGAGAACGACGTATACGCTTGCAATTTCAGCCGTGACGCGTTCAGGAACCAGCGTTGGGACGAATATTCCAGCAAGGCACGCGGACTGTTCCTCGACGGGAACGGCAATGTCGTGGCACGAGGATTCGAGAAGTTCTTCAATCTTGGAGAGAACGAGCAGACCACCCGCGAGAACATCGACAAGCGTCTCAAGTTCCCAGTGCGCGTGGAACGCAAGGAGAACGGGTTCCTCGGCTTGGTGTCCGCACGCGGAGGCGGTTCGTGGCGTTTCTGGTCGAAGAGTGGTCAGACCGACTATTCGTATCTTATCGAACATCTTTTCAAGCAGACTTTGGACATTGGTCAGGAACAGGCGTTGTGGAACATCGCCCATGATGCCAACGTCACCTTGGCTTTCGAGGTAATCGACCAAGAGTCCGACCGTCATATCATCAAGTATGATACGTCGCAGCTCGTGTTCCTGCACGCCATCAAGAACACCGTTGACTTCCATATCGACCATGATGCCGACGATTTGATTGATACGGATAGATTCTTTGCCCGTCCCGAAGTTCTGGCCGTTTTCCAGACTGAGGAACAGCGTGAGAGCCTGTGGCGCATGTTGGACGAGGAACGCCGCTGGTCTGACCGTGAGGGCGTTGTGGTGTATGACGCCGACGGGTACATGTTCAAATTGAAGTCGGACTATTATCTTGAGGTCAAGAGTCTTCGCAACCTGTTGGAACGTGCCATCCTGCACGATAGGCCGATTCCCGCCGACGACCATTCAGAACGCGCGGAACTGGCACGTTGGGTGCTGTTCCATGCGAACATGAATCGTCTTGTCTACACTCGTAAGGCGTTCAATGAGCGTGGAGTGGACATGGAGCATGTCGGTGACTTGCTGAGTCGGGGATGTATGCTGTAGCCCCCCGCCGATTCGGAGGACTTAACAAGATTGTGTGACACTCTCCCCCGCCTTATGAGAGACGGGGGAGAATATCACTAGGCTTGAAAGGACAAAATCTATGACACCGAAAGAAGCTAAAAACTATGTTGCCGGAACATTGGAACGCGACCAGCCATATGAGAGACTGTTACGACAAGTCGTACTGGACGGCGAGCTGACTCACGACCGTACCGGAGTGGGAACGTTGTCCACGTTCGGCACGCGTATGGAATTCAACCTGCAAGACGGTTTCCCACTCGTAACCACGAAAAAAGTGTTCCTGCGTGGCATCATCGCGGAACTGTTGTGGTTCATCGCCGGAGACAACAAGGTCAGCACTCTACAAAAGCAGAACGTCCACATCTGGGATGAATGGGTGTTGCCGGACGGAACCATTGGCAAAGGGTATCCCATCCAATGGCGTTCATGGCCTAAAACCGACGGCACCACGGTAGACCAATTGTCAAACGCGCTCGACCTTATTCGACATAACCCGTCCAGCCGTCGAATCATCGTATCCGCATGGAACGCGGGAGAATTGGACGAAATGGCATTACCGCCATGCCACGCCCTGTTCCAATTCCACGTGCGCGGAGACGGTTTTCTGGATTGCCAACTGTATCAGCGTTCCGCCGACATGTTCCTTGGAGTGCCGTTCAACATCGCCTCCTACTCGCTGTTGACTATGATGATGGCCCAACAGGCCGGATTGGAGCCGGGACGGTTCATCTGGGTCGGCGGCGACACGCACGTGTATCTGAACCATCTGGAACAGGTGTGCGAACAATTGTCGCGCGAGCCACGCCCGTGGCCGCATATGGAAATCGACAAGGCGGACAGCCTGTTCGACTACAAGCCGGACATGTTCCATCTCATCGACTACGACCCGTGGCCGTCAATCAAAGCTCCCGTAGCCGTCTGATGCGCGCCTCCGGCGTCTTCGACGCCGTGGATGGGATTTTCAGCTGATTTTGCCGAGGGTTCCCCGCCTCTATCGGGCGGGGGAGAATGCCGCACCACTGCATTCGGGTCTTTCGGTTTCCTGTCCCAAAATTCCGCAAAACGGTTTTTTAACTGACGTTTCAAGGTATTTTA